TCGCGGACTTTCTGAACCGCGACGATCTCACGTCTGTCATTCCCACGTTTATCACGCTGGCCGAGGCTGACATGCAGCGCAAGCTGCGTCACTGGCGTATGGAGCAGCGCGCGACCGCCCAGCTTGACACGCAATTCAGCGCCATCCCGGCTGATTGGGTGGAGACAATCCGCTTCTACCTGACCACCGGCGAAACCTCGCGGCTCGAACTCATCAGCCAAGCTGAGATGATCGACCGCAAGCAGGCCGACAGCAACGTCACTGGCCGCCCGTATTACTACGCGATGACCGGGGCGCAGTTTGAACTGTACCCAGTGCCGGATGGCCTTTATACGGGCGAACTGCTATACTTCGGCAAGATACCTGCGCTGTCGGACTCGGCCACGACCAACTGGCTCTTGACCAACGCGCCGGATGCCTACCTCTACGGGGCGCTGATCCACTCGGCACCATACCTGAAGGACGACGCCCGCATTCAAATCTGGGCAGCCCTGTATCAATCCGCGATTGATAGCCTGAACGACTCTTCCAACGACGCGCGGCACAGCGGAACCGGCCTGCGTATGAAAATCAGGAGCTTCTGATGTCACTGACAAACGATTTCGAAACCAGCGTCCTGACGTGGCTCCTGACGGCATCCTCGCCGTCTCCGGCACGTCCGAGTGCTTGGTATCTTGGCCTGTTCACCGCTGCACCGGGTGAAAGCGGCGGCGGCACCGAGGTGTCCGGCAACGGCTACACCCGCGAGGCCGTCACGTTCACCGTGAGCGGCAACAACGCTTCAAACGATGCAGCCATCGAATTCCCGACTGCAACGGGAAGCTGGGGCACGATCACGCACGCAGCGGTGTTCGACGCTTCAACCTCGGGCAACATGATCGCCTACGCCTCGCTGACCGCCTCGAAGGTGATTGACACCGGGGACGTTCTGCGTGTGCCGACAGGCGATCTTGACATCAACCTCGACTGAGGCTGAGTAGGTGGCGGCCTACCGTACAGGATTTGGTACAGGCGCATACGGCGTAAAGGCGTATGGGCTTGACGGCGAGGTGAAAGACGCCTCGGCAGCGACTTCGGTCGCTGTTGCCGTTTCTGTGCTGGCGGGCAAGCGTCTGGACGCATCCGCAACCATCACTATCACATCTACGACAACGGTTTCGGCGCAGCGTGCGCGTGATGCCAGCGCGACTGCTTCCGTCACCTCATCAGTATCTGCTGATGCGGATCGCGTGCGGGATGCCTCCGCCTCTGCTGCGTGTGCAGCATCCGTTTCTGCGGATGCACAACGGCTGCGTGAGGTTGATGCGCCGATCTCGGCGGCCACCACGGTTTCGCTTGATGCCTACCGGGCGCGCAATGTTTCGGCGGCTGTTTCTGCGGCTTTGACCACGTCCGTCTCGACGGTGGCGCTGGTAAATGTGTCGGTCACATCGGAGTGTGCTGTTTCCGTTGAAGCGTCTTTGCAGCGCGTGCGCTTGGGTAGTGCGCTTTCTGCAATTTCGTGTATAGTGTCGGCATCCTTCATCAAGAAGTGGGAACCCGGTCAGGATACGGCAGAGACATGGACGCCGCAATCTGATACGAATGAGGCTTGGACGCCTGTCTCCGACACGGCGGAAACTTGGACAGAAGCGGCATAAGGGCGGAGAATATGGCGGACTCAACAACGACGAACTATGCCTTTGTGCTGCCCGAGGTGGGCGCATCCGAGGACACTTGGGGCACCAAACTCAACCAAAACTGGACCGATCTTGATACGGACCTGAAGGCTTTGAGCGATGCGGCTGTCACGCTGACCGGCACGCAGACCCTGACCAACAAGACGCTGACCAGCCCAGCAATTACAACTCCGACGCTGACCGATCCGGCCATCACTGGCACGATCCTCGAAGACATCTTCACGATCACGGACGGAGCGGCCTTTGAGATCGACCCCGGCAATGGCTCCATCCAGCTTATCACGCTGGGCGCGAGCCGCACTCCGAAAGCCACCAATATGGCGGCTGGCGAGGCTGTTACGCTGATGGTTGACGACGGCACGGCCTACACGCTGACGTGGACGGACGCGACTTTCGGAGGCTCTGGCGTTGTGTGGAAAACTGACGGCGGCGTTGCGCCAACCCTGAACACGACGGGCTACACGGTCATCGTGCTTTGGAAGGTCAGCACTCAGGTTTACGGCGCTCGCGTAGGAGACGCATAATGCTTAACCGTAAACTGCAATCGGCCTCTTCTGGTATATCGTTTGCTGATGGCGCTTGGGATTTGTCGTATGCCTACTACGACGACCCAAAAGCGTGGGATTTGTCTACGGCGGAAGGCACCGAAAGTCTCTTAATATCTGGAAAAGAAACGCTTCCGACTGGGATATTTTTTAAGCCAGACGGAACTCAGATGTATATTATTGGCACAAACAGTGACGCTGTGCATCAATATAGTGTAGGCAATCCTTGGAGAATGGACAACAACGTAGGATTTGTCCGCAGCTTTAGTGTGGCCGCGCAGGAAATACTGCCTCAAAGTGTTTTCTTCAAGCCTGATGGTACTAAAATGTACATTCTTGGTGACACTGGGAATGACGTGAATGAGTACTCTTTAAGCACTGCTTGGAACATCTCTACGGCTTCGTATGTGCAAGTGTTCAGCGTAGCAGGACAGGATACGACCCCTACTGGCCTTTATTTTAAGCCCGACGGAACCAAAATGTATGTCGTCGGTTCCAGCAGCGACAGCGTTAACGAATACAATCTAAGCACTGCTTGGAACATCTCTACGGCGTCTTATGTCCAGAACTTTAGTGTTGCTGCCCAAGACACTGTGCCTACTTCTGTGTTCTTTAAGCCTGACGGCACTAAGATGTATATTTCTGGGGACACTAACAACAATTACTATGAGTACTCGTTAAGCGCGGCTTGGGATGTTTCTACGGCTTCCTATGTACTTAGCATCCCATCGCAAAACACATCACCGCAAGGTCTTTTTTTCCGTGCAGACGGGGCTAACTTTTACAACATAGACGCGCAAGGCGACAGGGTGTATCAATCTGCTCTTGGCGGTTTTAGTGTCGCAGCTCAGGACAGCAACCCATACGGCTTGTTCTTTAAGCCTGACGGGACCAAAATGTACATTGCTGGGGACGATGGGAACGACATCAACGAATACAGTCTAAGCACGGCTTGGGACACATCGACAGCGACGTTTGTGCGGGCAAAAGTTATAGGTGACACGTCGCCCAGAAACCTGTTCTTCAAGCCTGACGGAACGGTAATGCTTGTCGTCGGCAATACATCAGACGCTGTTTACATCTACTCGTTAAGCACCGCTTGGGACATTTCTACGGCCTCTTTGACTGCTACACGCAGCATTTCCGCCCAAGAAATTACCCCAACTGGTATCTTCGTCAAGCCTGACGGCGCTACGCTGTACATCTGCGGGGAAGCCGGTGACGACGTAAATCAGTACTCCATGAGTCCTGCTTGGACAGGAACGCTCACATTTGTGCAATCGAAGGGTGTAGAAAGCCAACCGTCCGGCATTTTTTTCCGTCCAGATGGCAAGCGCATGTACATTACGCGTAACTTTGGAAACGACGACGAAGTGCTTGAGTATCACTTGAGTGCGCCTTGGGACATTTCTTCCACTGGATCATACAGCCAAGAGTTTTATCTTGGAAACCAAGGGCCAATTATTAATGGTCTTTCTTTCAGTGACGACGGGACAAAAATGTTTATTTTGTCTATTGGCCCTAACGTTGTGGTCACCTACACTCTTGCCCCGCAACCATAACGAACAGATCGGAGACCTACAATGTTCGTCAAAGTAACCAACGGCCAGATCGACCAATACCCTTACACGGTCGGAGACTTGCGCCGTGACAACCCAAACACCAGCTTCCCAAAGGTTATTCCTGACGGAGTTCTGGCAGACTTCGGGGTGTTTCCTGTCGGCTATGATGCCGCTCCTGAATACGACCCGATGACCCATCGCCTTGAGCATAGCAGTGTACCTGTGCTGAAAGACGGCAAGTGGATGCTGACCAAGACTGTCGTGGCACTTACCACAGAACAGATTGCAGATCGTGACGCATCAATGGCGGCATCCGTCCGCAAGGAACGTGACCGCAAGCTGGCCGAGACAGATTGGATGGCTCTGTCCGACGTGACCATGAGCGAAGAGATGGCTACCTATCGGCAGGCGCTTCGTGATATAACGGCGCAAGAGGGCTTCCCGCACAGCGTGAACTGGCCCGTCAAGCCGTAAGGAGCGCACATGCCGCTTGTCCCGCTTCAAATCCCGCCGGGCATTTCTCGCAAGGGGACTGCCCTAGAAAGCACGGGTCGCTGGTTTGACGGCTCGCTCGTTCGCTGGAAAGAGGGCGTCTTGCAGCCTGTCGGCGGCTGGGCGCAGCGTGGCACGGCGACGGCAACGGGCGTGGCTCGAGGGGCGACCTCATGGCGGGCTAACAACGGCGACAGATGGCTTGCTTTCGGCACGCATAACGCGCTGAAGGTTATGAGCGCAACAAACACCGTGACCGACATTACGCCGACCGGGCTGACGGCTGGCATTGTCAGTGCAAGCCAGAATTACGGCTACGGAGGCGGCTTTTACGGCGAAAGTTTTTACGGCACGCAGCGCCCAGAAGGCGGCTCCCTAATCCCGGCGACGACATGGTCGCTGGACAACTGGGGCGAATATCTCGTCGCATGTTCAAACGCTGACGGCGACATCTACGAATGGACGCTGAACACGGCAAACGATGCCGTCGTGGTGACCAACGCGCCGACCGGGAACAGCGGCATCATTGTCACCGAGGAGCGTTTCCTGTTTGCCCTCGGCGCTGGCGGTAATCCTCGCAAGGTTCAGTGGTCGGATCGGGAAAACAACACAGTTTGGACGCCCAGCACGACAAACGAGGCTGGCGATCTGGAGTTGCAGACCAACGGCCAGATCATGCTGGCACTTCGCACGCGCGGGCAGGCTCTGATCCTGACCGACGTGGACGCGCATACAGCGACATACCAAGGCCCACCCTTTGTTTATGGTTTTGAGCGTGTTGGGTCGTCTTGCGGTGCAGCCTCACGCAACTGCGCGGCAGCCGTCGATGCTGGCGTGTTCTGGATGAGCCGCGACGGGTTCTATTCGTTCACCGGCGGCGGTGTGCAGCCACTGGCTTGCGAAGTTTCCGACTTTGTTTTTAGCAACATCAATGAAGCCCAGATTTCAAAAGTTGCCTGCGTTGTGAACGGCCTGCAAAACGAAGTCTGGTGGTTTTATCCGTCGGCAGGATCGAACGAAAACGACAGGTATGTCGCTTACAACTACGCCGAAGGGTATTGGGCAATTGGCACGCTGGCTCGCACTTGCGGTGTCGATGCTGGCGTTTTCCGCAACCCGATCTGGATCGCGCCGACCGGGCCGATCTACGCGCACGAAAGCGGCTGGAACTATGAGGGTGCCGAAGTCTACGTCGAAAGCGGCCCTGTGCAAATGGGCGCTGGCGACGAGATTATGATGGCCAAAGAGTTGATCCCTGACGAGAAAACGCAGGGCGACGTGACTACAACATTCAAGACCCGGTTTTATCCGAATGACACTGAGCGGTCGTATGGCCCCTACTCAATGGCGGCACCGACCAGCGTGCGGTTTAGCGGGCGTCAGGTCACGATGCGCGTTGTCGGCGCTCGGCTGGCTGATTGGCGCTGGGGCATCCCGAGAGTTGACGTTGAGGCCGGAGGCCGCCGATGAGGTTTGGCATCCCGGTCATCGGGCAGGACTTGCGTGGCTGGGGCGAGGAACTCCGCCGCTTTCTTGCGCGGACGTGGGACAATCTTAGCTTCAAATCGAGCGACGCCAGCCCGGCCTCCGACGGGATTATCCTGTGGGACGCGGCGGGCGGTTATCCTGTCGTTTCAAAGGGCGGCGTGTTTCGTCAGGTCGTGCTGGCCGACGGCTATGCGGTATTGGGCCAAGATGCTGACATTACGGCGGCGGCTGCTGACACGGCTTATAAGATTGCCTTGGATGACATCATTACCGAGGGCATCACGCTTACTGGATCGCCCCTGACAGAAATCACGTTTGTTGAGGGTGGCTTGTACAAGCTGGCCTTCACGGCGCAGATTGCGAGTTCCACGTCCAGCACAGTGGAGTTCCGCTTTTGGCCGAGGCTGAACGGCACGGATGTGACGGGCAGCACGATTGTTGCCAGCCTGCACAACAACGGCGCGACCATCGTGGTTTCTCGGACCGCAATTTTCAGCGTCAACGCCAATGACGTGCTGAATGTGATGTGGGCCACGGATAGCACTAGCGGCATATTGAAGGCGCACGCCGCGACCGCCTACGCGCCATCATCGCCGTCGGTGACGCTGGTCATCAGTCGGGTGCAGGCATGACGCTCTTGGAGTATTGCCGCAAGTGGATCGAGGACGCGCTGGAATACAGCGGCGGGACGCATGATTTCCAAGATGTGGCAGACGGCATCCTTGAGGGGCGTATGCAGTTGTGGCCTGCTGAAAAGGGGTGCGCTGTCACCGAAATCGTGTTATATCCTAAGAAAAGTGTCCTGCACGTTTTTTTAGCCGGTGGTGAGATGGAAACAATCGTCAACATGATTGATTCCGCCGTGGCTTGGGGAAAGACACAGGGCTGCACATCAATGACAATCGCCGGACGACGCGGATGGGAGCGGGTTCTTGCGAAGCACGGATACAAACCCGTCATGACGGTGTTGGAAAGGGACTTTGAATGAGCGGCGGAAAAGGCGGCAGAGAAAGCACTGAGGTCAAAATCCCGGCATGGCTGGAGGATGCAGCTAAAGAGAGCTTGGCTCGCGGTGCATATACCAGCGAAATAGGATACACACCCTACTACGGCCCTGACGTAGCGGCGATGACCCCGATTGAAATCGCGGCAAACCAAGGGCTTGCGAGTGCGGCTGGTGCATTTGGCCTGCCGGGCGGTGAGTTGTCGATGGGCACCGAAGGCATGCCGATGCCGCAAACCTTCGCAGGCGGCGTGCAAGGCTACTCGTCTGGCGGCCTTTACGATCAGGCCTTGGCTGAGTTGGAGGCCCGGCGTCCCGGCCAGTACAATGCCATAACCGGCATGTATATTGATCCCATCACAGGCGCGCCTCCCGCCCTCAGCTTCGGGCCGTCTGTGCAGCCTATGGCCCCGATGGCTTCTGCTCCGATGGCCTATTCAACGCAAGGCGGCTCGCGTGACGGCATGGGCGGCATGTCCGCTGGCACTGGTGCGGCAGCATCGGGCGGCTTGTTCGGTGGATACACTGGCGTGCGCGACATGTTCGACGGCGGCGGGCCGGGACGGTCTGGATCGACATTCTCCGGCGGCGGTCGTGTCTCCGGCATCGCAAACGCGGCTGGCATCAGCCCGCGCGGCTCGCGTGACAATGAGGGAAGGAAGAAATAATCATGGGCGGTTCATCCAAGCCTAAGCAAGTTGTGACGCCTGCGCCGATGCCTTCCGTGCGACCGGCTCCTACCATGCGCGCGCCCGCGCAACCCAATGTGTTCGGACAGGCATCGCGCGGCCTCACCGACGCTATGGCAGGCGCGCGATCCGCGATGGCATATCAGCCTGAGCGTGTCGGCACGACATTTGGCTACGACCCGCAGGATGTAATGGCTCAGTCGGCTGTTGGCGGCATTGAGACCTACATGAACCCCTACACTCAACAGGTCATTGACACGTCGATGGCTGACCTTGAGCGCCAGCGTTTGATGCAGCAAAACCAGCTTGGGGCGCAGGCCAGCGCGGCTGGCGCATTTGGCGGCTCGCGGCAAGGCGTTGCGGAGGCACTGACCAATCAGGGCTTCGCCCAGCAGGGCGGCCAGCTTGCGGCACAACTTCGCCAACAAGGTTTCCAGACTGCTTTGGGCGCGTCCCAGCAGGACATCGCCAATCAGCTTCAGGCGGCTTTGGCCAATCAGGGCGCGTTTGCCCGCTCTCAGGAGTTTGGTCAGGCTACCGGGCTACAGGCTCAGGGCATGAACCAGCAGGCTGGGTTGCAAGGCGCAAACCTGCGGCTTTCAGGTTCTGGCCAGCTTGGCAACCTTGCCAACACTGGTTTCAATATGGGCCAGAGCATAATGCAACAGCAGATGCAACAAGGCGCAACGCAGCGCGGCATTAATCAGGCACTGATCGACGCTGGGCGCGCACAGTATGGCGGCTTCACAGGTGCGCCAGCGCAGTCTCTTAACACCCGCCTTGGCGTTTTGGGCGCAACCAATATGGGTCAGCAGACTTCGACAACGACCCAGCGTCCGGGCCTGTTTAACTATCTGTCGCTGGGTCTGGGGGCGCTGTAATGACGCCAGAAGAGTTCTACGGTCGCTTCCTTCCCTACGCTCAGGAGGTTTCTGAGCGCACTGGCCTTGACCCTCGCTTGGTCTTGGCTCAGGCCGCGCTTGAAACCGGGTATGGCAAAAGCGCGCCCGGCATGAACTATTTCGGCATCAAGTCGCATGGCCGCTCGGGCGGGCAGACTTTGCAAACTTCTGAGTTTGAAGATGGCCGCATGGTCAGCCAGCCCGCGTCTTTTCGCGGCTATGAAAGCCCTGAGCAATCGTTCCAAGATTACGCTGACTTCCTTCTGAGCAACCCGCGCTACGGCGGCGTGCTGTCGGCTGTTGGCATTGAGGACCAGATCGCCGAGATGGCGAAGTCTGGCTATGCGACCGATCCGCAGTATGGTGCTAAATTAGCCAATATAGCCGGAAAGTTTGACCCGAACGCGGTACCAATTCCGGGGCCGACCGTCTCGGCAAGAGCCACTGGCAACGCAGGCGTTTCGATGTACGACGTGCCATTTCGGCCCGCCAAGATGGATGATCCGTTTGAGGACATGGGCGTGCTGTCTCGCTTGGCGGCCAGCCGTGGCATCGCGCAGGACGCGGACGCCGCGCCTATCGTAAACCTGTTCAATATTCTGACGCAGAAGAAAGACCCGCGCTTGGCCGAGGCCGCAAGGGCGCGTGGTGGTTTCTTCGGGCTTTTGGGGGGCTAAATGGCTATCACAAGCGAAGACTTGATGCGCGCTGGTATCGGGGCGAACACTCCCATGCCGATGCCTGCACAGGCCGCACCGCAGCGCCAAGGGCTGCTCGGTGGCTTCTTTGGGCCGCAGGGTCGTGACGCACGCGCCCGCCTCGCGATTGGCCTTGAGGGCATGACGCTGAACCCCAATCAGGCGCTGATTGGGCAGTTGCAGCAAGGCATCGAAAGCCGTGAGACAGCAGCCCAAAAAAATGCCACAGCCGCTTGGCTGCGGTCACGCGGGCGTAATGACTTGGCGGCTGCCCTTGAAGCGGGCGCGTCTCCGCAAGCCGTGCTGGCGGAAGCTATTCGGCCTGCGGCTGGCCCCGAGCGCGGTGTCGTTGTTGGGAATGATATTGTCGACCCCATCACTGGGAACATCATCTACAAAGGACCGGAGCAAGAAGCCCTGATCCCTGCTGGCTTTGTCCAATTGGACCTGCAAGCGCGTGCCGCTGGCTTTAAGCCGCAAAGTGAGGGTGGCGACGGTAGCTATGAGGAATTCATGGCTACGCGTGGTTCTGGTCTTGCCGCTGAGGCTCGGGCTATCGGTGCTGCTCGTGGTGAGGCCACGGCGGCTGCGCCAGTTGACGTGGCCACCGCAGACGAAACTTTGCGGTTAATTTCTGAGCTTAGGTCTGATCCGGGCCTTGAGCTTGCAACTGGCGCATCGTCAGCCTTGAACATTGTACCCGGCACGCCCGGATACGACGTCCAAAACCGCGTCAACCAGCTTCTTAGCGGTGGCTTCTTGACGGCTATTGACCAGCTTCGTGGTATGGGTTCTCTGTCCAACGCTGAAGGTCAGACTGCAACGCGTGCTATCAGCCGCATGGATACCGCAACCAGCACACCAGCCTTCCTTGACGCTTTAGCTGATTATGAGGCCATTGTTCAGATTGGACGTGAGCGGGCTGCCGCGCGCATTCAGGCCCCGGCTGCTGGCACTGCGGCACAAAACACTGGCACGACAACCCGCCTGCGCTTCAATGAAGAAACAGGAGAATTTGAATGATTGAGATCGAACTTCCCGACGGTCGCATTCTAGAATTCCCTGAAGGCACCGATCAGTCAACAATGCGTCAGGCTATCAGTAAGTTGATGATGCGTGACCGCATTGCCGCGGCAAGGGCTGGCACTCTGGAAATGCGGCCCGGATCGGCAGAAGCAGCCGCAGCCGCCAACGAGCAGGCTATGGCGCAGATGGTGCCTGAGCGCACTTTGGGCCAGACGATCTACGAAAACGTGATCGGCAGCGGCGCTGTTGACACGCCCGGCGAACGGCTGGGTGAGTTGATCCGAGGCGGTGGCGCTGCGGTTGCACGCGGCATTGCCGACGTTCCCGCCGTCCCTGCAAACCTTGCCCAACTCGCAACCACTGGCGTTGAATATGCTCTTGGCATGGAGCAACCTTCTATGGTGTCCCGTGGCCTTGCTGCGTTGCCAGAAACCCGCGAGATGCTTGCGTCTATCCCGGTTATCGGGCCGGAAAGCCGTTATGTCGCTCCGGGCCTGCTTGGCGAATACGTCTCAACAGCCGGAGAGTTCGCGGGCGGCGCTGGCGCTCTTGGTGGGCCAAGTGCGATGTTGCGTTACGGTGTGGCCCCCGGCGTTGCCAGCGAAGCCGCAGGTCAGGCAACCGAAGGCACTGCCCTTGAGCCTTACGCCAGAGCAGGTGCTGCAATTGGCACATCATTGCTTGCCTCTCGCCCTGGTGCCTTCGTCGGTGACAGCGAGACAGCCCGCATGGCAAACGTCCTGCGCGAAGCTGGTGTTGATGTCACGACCGGGCAAGGCACAGGCTCTCAGGCTTTGATGCGAATGGAGGGTCGTCTTGAGGCGACCGACAAGCAGCTTTCGGACTTCACAGCAGCCACCATGCGCCAGCTTGGAAGCAACGCAAAAATTGCAACACCGACAAATCTTGCTGCAACGCAGCGCGAAATTGTCAAGCAAATGGACGACGCGGTTAGCGGCGTGAACATCGTCCCGACTCGCACGCAGGCTCAGGCTGCGGTGAAGGTGGCGACGGATTACATTGACCGCGTTCCCGCAGGTCAACTGACGCCTCGCATTCGTGGGATTGCCAACGAAATCAAGGCATTGGCTTCAAGCGGCAAAGATGTTCCATTGTCGCGTCTCAAGGAGTGGCGCTCTGACATTGGCGATTTTACCGTCTCCTCAGACACTGCTACCAGAAACGCGGCGCATTCCCTGCGGACTTTGATTGACGACATGACCGATCAGGCGCTGACAACTGCGGGGCGGGCCGACGATATTGCCGCGCTTGCAACGGCTCGGGAGGCATACCGCAACTTCATCGGAGTTCGTGACGCTGCCACCAGAGGTGCTTCCGAGGGCGGCATTTTGTCTCCGACACAGCTTAATCAGTCGATGATCCGCGCCCAAGGCCGCGAAAACTATGCCGTTGGTCGCACGACGCCCATGACCGACTTTACTCGCTCGGCAGCCGCAACATTGCGCCCGGCACCAACCGTCTTGTCGGGTGGTCGTCGCACTATCTCTGAAGCATTGCCAGCAGCGTTCGGTGCGGCTGGTGCTAGTGCTGGCGTTGGTGCCTCTCTTGGCGCTGGCCTTGGCCCGGCTGGGGCTGTCTTGGGTGGTGCGTTGGGTGGTATCTCTGGTGCGCTCGCCCCTGCTTTAAGCCAACTTGCAACGCGCTCTGCGCCGGTGCAAGCATTGCTGCGCGACCCTAGAGGCGCAATCACTGAAGCGGCCCGCATCCTGCCCGGCCTTCTCTCACAATAACGGAGACACAGATGCAGCCGAAACGCCTGACGGACGACGAAATCCAGAACACCATCACAACCTCCGTGCGCGAGGCCGTGGACTTCGTGGAAACCGAAGTCGCGCCAGATCGCATCAAGTCGCAGAAGTATTTCGACGGCAAGTCTGCGGTTGACTTCGAGGAAGGCCGGTCGAGGGTTGTGGCGACCAAGGTGCGCGACACGATCCGGGCCATCAAGCCCGCGCTGATGCGTGTGTTCCTGCAATCCGACAAGCCGGTGGAATTCATCCCGAACACCCCGCAAGCCGTCATGGGTGCCGATCAGGCAACTAAATACGCCAAGTATGTCTTTGAGCGGAACAACGGCTTCCGCATCCTGTCGGACGTATTCCACGACGCGCTCATCAAAAAGGTTGGCGTGGCTAAGGTTTACTACGACGAGGTGCAGCACGTTGAGATTGATGAATACAGCGACCTGACGCCCGAGCAGCTTGCCTTTATCGAAAATGACCCGGAAAGCGAAGTTCTGTCGCAGGAAGAAACGATCATTGCCGAGGCCGTGATTGACGAGATGGGCATTGAAATCCAGCCGCGCATGGCCAGCTATAATCTGCGCGTTGCCCGCACGTCCACCAAGGGCCAGATCAAAATCCAGAGCGTTGCCCCCGAGGACTTCTTCGTGGACCGCATGGCCGTCAGCGTGGACGACTGCTACGTCTGCGGCCACACCAGCGAAGCCCGCGTTGGCGATCTGGTGGCGATGGGCTTTGACTTCGAGACTGTCTACAACCTCGCAGGCGCATCCGATGGCACGGTTGATGACGAAGAAGAAATGGCCCGCCGTGGCTGGGACGACACCGACGACGATGAAAACGCCGCCGATCCGTCCATGCGGAAGGTCCAATTCACCGAAGCCTACATGAAGATGGACATTGAAGGCACGGGCGTTCCGCGCCTTTACAAGTTCATCTGCGCTGGCAACGATTACGAAATCTTGGACTACGAACTGTGCGACTACATTCCGTTCGCCATCTTCGAGGTTGACCCGGAGCCGCACACCTTCTTTGGTCGTTCACTGGCCGAGATCGTGATTGAAGATCAGGACGCGGCAACGTCGCTCCTGCGCGGTCTGCTGGATGGTTTGGCGATGGCCAACAATCCCCGCGTGATGGCCGTTCAAAACCTTGTGAACATGGACGACCTTCTCAATAACGAGATCGGCGGCGTGGTGCGCGTCAAGGACATCAACGCCCTGCGCGAGTTTTCCATAGGCGGCGGTGCATCAGCGGCCCTGCCAGCCCTGCAATTCTACGACGAGTCGATCCGCGCCAAGACGGGCGTGACGGGCGCGGCTATGGGCATGGATGCGGATGCGCTGCAATCCCAGACTGCCGCTGGCGTCAATGCCGCCGTGCAAGCCGCATCGGCTGTCTCTGAGTTGATCGCCCGCAATCTGGCCGAAGGCGGTATGCGGCAGATGTTCCGCCTGATCTCCCAGATCGCACGCGCCAACCCGAACCCCAACGAGATGATGCGGCTGGACGGCCAGTTTGTCCCGGTCGATCCGCGTTCGTGGACTAACGATCTGGATTTGGTCACCAACGTCGGCTTGGGCAACAACCGCCGCGAGGATCGCATTGCTGCCCTGCAAATGACCATGCAGACGCAGATGCAAATCTGGCAAGCCTACGGGCCGACCAACGGCATCGTCACTATGACCGGCATCCGCAACACGCTGGCTGACATCTTGGGCATGGCAGGCATTCACAATGCCGACCGCTATTACAACCCGATGAACCCGCAGACCGAGCAAATGCTGATGATGCAGGCTGCACAGGCCGCGCAGGGCGATCCGTCTCAGCAGCAGCCGTCTGACCCCAATGCGGCCTTCTTGCAGGCGGAACAGATGAAGATGTCGGCGCGCGTGCAGGCTGACATGGCCAAGACGCAGCTTGACGCACAGCGCCTGCAAATGGAAGATGACCTGAAGCGGGACCAGATGGCTCAAGACTTGGCTTTGAAGGCCGCCGAGCTTCTTGCTAAAACCGGCGTTCAGCTTGATCTGAATGCTATCAAGCGTGAACAGCAAATGCCGAGGATGCCATTTGTCCCTAATCAAACAGCGGGCTTCTGAAGCCAAAACCCTCCTCGCCGATCACGTTTTCCAAGCCGTGATTGGCGAAATCCGCAATGATGCGGTGGGGGTGTTTTTGGACGCAACCTGTGATATAAACAGGGTCGCGGCGGCACACGAAAGTGTGCGCGCCGTTCAACTCATACTCGACGCCCTCCAAGCGCGACTAGACGCCGAGGCCGTTGAGATAAAACAGGATCGGGACCGTGCAAACGACTGATACACTCGAAGCGGCTGTTGATAGCCTGCTTGCTCCTATGAACGACGAACCGAAAGCCCAACCCGAAACGGCGGCACAGGAAGAAGTCGAGGACGAAACTGAAGCGGATTATGAAGGCCAAGAGGCCGATGCCGCAGACAATTCCGAGGACGACGGCGAAGAGCCTGACACCGAGGATGATGAGGATGAGGAAAGCGAAGAAACCGACGCTCAAGAGACGCCAGCGACCTTTTCTGTCAAAGTTGACGGCAAGGAAACGCAGGTCACCCTCGATGAGCTAAAGCGGTCCTATTCGGGAAATGCCTACATCCAGAAGGGAATGCAGGAGGCCGCCGCTGTCCGTAAGGAAGCAGAAAACCTCTACTACACCCTTCAAAACGAGCGACAGCAGTTTCTTGCGACGTTGGAAAATGTGCAACAGCAAGGGATTATGAAGGCCCCGCAGGCTCCTGATATTCGAATGCTGGACAGTGATCCCATCGGATATATGCAGGAGAAGGCGAAATACGAAATCAAGGCGCAAGAGTTTCAGGCGCAGCAACGGCAACTTCACGATCAGGCACAGCGTCAGTCGGCGCTTCAAGAGCAGGCTCGTCAAGTGGAACTGCAAGAGCAGGCCCGCCGTTTGACTGAAGCCATCCCTGAGTTTGCCAACCCTGAAAAGGCGGCTGCACTCAAGGCGAACCTCGTTGGCTTTGCTTCGAAGTACGGGCTTTCGGCTGAAGAAGTGGCAAGCACAGTCGATGCTCGCCTCGTGCAAGTCTTGTATGACGCTTATCGCTACAATCAGCTTTCAGCGGTAAAGGCTCAGGCTAAAAAGCCCGAACCCCCGCGCAACGTGAAGCCGACGCCGCGTAAGCCTGCACCTGAGAAAATCGTTCGTGATCGACAGATGAAGGCCGCAAAGAGATCAGGGAAGCCCGAGGCTTTTATTGATCTTCTTTTCCGTTAAACCCTGAAAGGACGACATCATGGCACAGCCAACCAACACCCTCGACTCCTACGACGTTCGCGGTATCCGCGAAGACCTTTCCGACGTGATCTACGACATTTCGCCGGAAGAAACCCCCTTCTACACCGCTTGCGCTAAGGCAAAAGCGACCAACACGCTGCACGAGTGGCAGACCGACGCACTGCGTTCGTCGGGCGATAACGCTCACATCGAAGGCGACGACACCATCGCTGAGGCACGTTCGGCCACTGTTCGCTTGAACAACCGCACGCAAATTTTCAAGAACAGCGTCGTCATCCCCGGCACCGATCAGGGTCTGAACAAAGCCGGTCGCGCACGCGAAATGGCCTATCAGGTTCTGAAGATTGCCAAAGAGCAGAAGCTGGACATCGAAAAGGCAATGTTTGCTAACCAAGCAAAAGTTGCTGGTGACAGCACGACCGCACGCCGCATGGCTGGCGTTCCTTCTTGGCTGACCACTAACACCAACTTCCAATCCGGTTCTTCGGGTGCAGACCCGACCGGCGACGGCTCCAACGCTCGTACCGACGACGGCACCCCGACTGCATTCTCGCAGACCAAGTTCGACGCTGTTATGCAGTCGATCTGGGTCTCGGGCGGCAAGCCGGACAGCGTGTACCTGTCGGCGTTCCAGATGAACCTCGCTCTGGGCTTCACTGGTAACAACAACCAGCGTTCGAACATCACGGCTGAAGCTGAGAAGGTCATCAAGCACATGG